AATTGTTGGTGGCTCACTATTTACCGATTATTCAGATCACCCTCGCAAGCTAGTAACACTGAACCCTAAATTGAAATCTACGGCAGCCGGTCGTTATCAGCTTCTGGCTCGTTGGTGGGATGCATACCGAAACCAGCTAAGCCTGAAAGATTTCTCTCCAGCCAGCCAGGATGCAGTAGCACTGAAGCAGATTAAAGAGCGTGGTGCACTACCGCTGATTGATAATGGGGATATCCGCCAGGCTATAGACCGATGCAGCAATATATGGGCATCACTGCCTGGTGCTGGATACGGCCAGTTTGAACACAAAGCTGACAACCTTATCGCTAAATTCAAAGATGCTGGCGGCATCGTAAACGAGCCAAAGTCATGAGCAGGCTAACAGCAATCATCATTGCCGTAATCGTCTGCATCATTGTCTCGCTTGGTTGGGCTGTTAATCACTACCGTGACAACGCCATAGACTACAAGAAGCAACGAGACACAGCGGTTAACGAAGCTGCTCTGGCAAAAGCAACCATCACCGATATGCAGTCGCGCCAACGCGACGTTGCCACTCTCGACGCCAAATACACACAGGAACTTGCCGATGCTCAGGAAACTATCAATCAGCTTGAGCGCGATGTTGCTACTGGCAAGCGTAGGTTGCAGCTCAACGCAACCTGCAAGAGTAACGCCACCGGAACCTCCGGCATGGATGATGCTTCCAGCCCCCGAATTACTGACTACGCTGAACGGGATTATTTCACCCTCAGACAGCGAATCGAAACAGTCACAAAGCAATTAACCGGATTGCAGGAATACGTGAGAACGCAATGCCTGAGGTAGCCAATGAGAAAACGAGAGCGTGAAATAACACTGCTCTATGGAATGTCACTAATACGCGATGACGTTCTCAATCATCCGCTACCAAAGCACTCAGCCAAAGACAGATTAATTACCTTCATGCATTACGCTTTTGCACTCGCATCTGTCCTCACACTAATAGCCTCATCAATCATCCTGATTCTAACGTTTATCCCAACTACGGGATAACCATCAACGGAGCCAACAATGGCAAAAGCCAAATGGCCTAAACTGCCGTGCTTTACCATCCCGCTATTTCAATGCGCGAATGTTTATCTGGCGGTTACAAGAGATCAATTCCAGCAGGCAGATGCTTTCTTGGGTGGCTCTATTGGTGAGAAACCGTTTAGTTCTGGACTGACCAGCAACTATGAAAACACCGGTACAGGTGAGCGCGTTTATCTGATAGGGGTTTTTGACAATCAACTATCAACCCTTGTTCATGAATGTGCCCATGCCTGTTTTTACGCCTGTGATGATGTCGGCGTGACAACAAAACCAGATGAAGCTAACGAAACCTATTGCTACCTACTGGACAGGATGTTTAGTCACTTCCTTCCATACATGAAACAGGAATAAAAATGGCAGACATTACCCAAATGACAGATGCACAGAAACTGAAGCTCGAAGTTTACCGTCTGGTGATGAATGACTCAGCCGCTACCGAAAATGCCATTGAGTTTATCGCCGGAAACGAGCTGAACTTTGAGCTGTTCAAAGATGCATATGCCAAAACAGCCAATGAGCCGACTGCGCTAGCTAAAACAGAAAAGGCAATTCGCGAAGCCAAACAAGTGCTCGACCTGTTCACTACTGGAGCCTGATATGCCACTGAAGAAAGGTAAGTCTAAAAAGGTAGTGGGCGAAAACATCGCTACCGAGATGAAAGCAGGTAAGCCTCAAGACCAGGCTATCGCAATCGCCATGAACAAGGCTGGCAAGAAGAAACCCAAGAAGAAAGGAGCTAAGTAATGGCTATTACTGCTATCCAAACAGCAACTGCCGGCTCTGTGACAAATCTGGTATCAGTAGTTAAGAGCCAGCACATAGCAGCATCACAATACCCATACGGAAGCCTTAAAGGCGTTCACGCTACATCAAGCAAAGTTGAATACTTCCAGCAGGTAGCAACAGGCGGTACGGCGGCTACAGATTACGACATCGTAACAAGTCGGGATCGAGCTGACTTCACAACTAAATGCAACGCGAAGATTACTGCAGGCTTCCTGCCACTGGGTGATGTATCAATCGTCCAGATGGGCCCAGGGCGAACCTGTGAATATGCGCAGGCATTCACTAAGGCGTAATGAACTATGGCGACTGAGAGAAACAAAGGCGGTCGCCCTTCTGATTATCTACCAGAGGTAGCCGCCGACATATGCTCAAGGCTTTCTGATGGTGAAAGCATTCGTTCTATCTGCAAACGTCCAGGTATGCCAGCAAAGGCCACCATCTTTCGCTGGATAGCAGAACATTCTGAGTTTAGAGACCAATACGCGAAAGCCACGGAGAGTCGTGCTGATGCCATCTTTGAAGAAATGATGGATATAGCCGATACGGTGGTTGAAGAGAGTGCGGCCGTATCGAAAGCAAGACTGCAGGTTGATACGCGTAAGTGGATCCTCTCACGCATGGCTCCAAAGAAATACGGCGACAAGATTACAAATGAGATTGTCGGCAAAGACGGTGGCGCTATCCAGATTGAAACCTCACCAATGAGTACGCTATTCGGAAAATGACAACGATAAACCCTATCTTTCAACCGTTCATCGAGGCGCATCGCTACAAAGTCGCCAAAGGCGGTCGAGGTAGCGGTAAGTCATGGGCAATAGCTCGGTTACTCATTGAGGCGGCAAGACGTCAAGCTGTGCGCATACTGTGCGCTCGTGAGCTGCAGAACAGTATCAGTGACTCGGTAATTAGATTGCTAGAGGACACGATAGAGCGAGAAGGTTACACAGCAGAGTTCGAAATACAGCGCTCTATGATTCGGCATCTTGCAACAAATGCTGAATTCATGTTCTACGGCATCAAGAACAACCCGACAAAGATTAAATCACTTGAAGGCATAGACATCTGCTGGGTAGAGGAAGCTGAGGCTGTAACAAAAGAGTCGTGGGACATCCTGATTCCTACTATTCGTAAGCCCAACTCTGAAATATGGGTAAGCTTCAATCCTAAGAACATTCTCGATGATACCTACCAGCGTTTTGTTGTCGATCATCCAGATGACATCTGCCTGCTGACTGTCAACTACACAGACAATCCACACTTTCCCGAAGTTCTCCGACTGGAGATGGAAGAGTGCAAGCGTCGCAACCCAACCCTGTATCGTCACATCTGGCTAGGTGAGCCGGTAAGCGCAAGTGATATGGCAATCATCAGTCGCGAATGGCTGGAAGCAGCCACAGATGCGCATAAGCGTCTTGGATGGAAAGCAAGGGGTGCAGTTATCGCAGCGCACGACCCATCAGATACAGGTCCGGATGCCAAAGGTTATGCAATGCGTCACGGCTCAGTGGTTAAGAGGATAGCTGAAGGCACGTTGATGGATGTCAACGAGGGTGCTGACTGGGCTGCTGATTTGGCTATTGGTGACAATGCAGATCACTTCTTGTTTGACGGTGACGGATTAGGTGCTGGCTTGCGCAGGCAGATAACCGATTCATTCAGCGGCAAGAAAGTCACCGTGACGATGTTCAAGGGCAGCGAATCGCCATTCGATGAAGATGCACCTTATCAGGCCGGAGCGTGGGCTGATGAAGTGGTGCAGGGTGACAACATCCGCACTATCGGTGATGTATTCCGCAACAAGCGAGCACAGTTTTATTACACTCTGGCTGACAGGCTTTATCTGACGTATCGCGCAGTAGTTCATGGTGAATACGCCGACCCTGACGAAATGCTGAGCTTCGATAAAGAGGCTATCGGCGAGAAGATGCTTGAGAAGCTATTCGCAGAACTCACGCAGATACAGCGCAAATTTAACGGGAACGGCAAGCTAGAGCTCATGACCAAGGTCGATATGAAGCAAAAGCTTGGCATTCCATCCCCTAACCTGGCAGACGCACTGATGATGTGCATGCACTGCCCGGCATTAGCTCCAGAAGAAACGGACATCTACGTTCCCTCATCCTCCGGTTGGTAAAAATGGCAGAGACATTAGAGAAAAAACATGAGCGCGTCATGCTCAGGTTTGACCGCGCCTATACGCCGCAGCAAGACGTGCGCGAAAAGTGCATTGAGGCTACGCGATTCGCTCGTGTCCCTGGCGGTCAATGGGAAGGAGCAACAGCAGCTGGGACCAAGCTTGATGATCAGTTCGAGAAGTATCCGAAATTTGAGATTAACAAGGTAGCTACCGAACTTAACCGCATCATTGCTGAATACCGCAATAACCGCATCACCGTTAAGTTTCGCCCTGGCGACAGAGAGGCTAGTGAAGAGCTAGCCAACAAACTTAATGGCTTGTTCCGCGCTGACTATGAAGAGACTGATGGTGGTGAGGCGTGTGATAACGCTTTCGATGACGCTGCGACAGGTGGCTTTGGCTGCTTTCGCCTGACGTCAATGCTGGTCAATGAATATGACCCGATGGATGAACGTCAACGCATTGCTATCGAGCCAATCTACGATCCGTCACGCTCTGTGTGGTTCGACCCTGACGCGAAGAAGTACGACAAGTCAGATGCGATGTGGGCGTTCTGCATGTACTCACTATCGCCGGAGAAATACGAAGCTGAGTATGGCAAGACTCCGCCTGCATCGCTCGACGTAACGACAATGACCAGTTGGGAATATGACTGGTTCGAGCCTGAAGTTGTGTACATCGCTAAATATTACGAGGTGCGCAAAGAGTCAGTTGATGTCATCAGCTACCGCCAGCCGTTAACTGGTGAAATCGCTACTTACGACAGCGATCAGGTTGAAGATATCGAAGATGAATTGGCTATCGCTGGCTTCCAGGAGGTGGCGCGTCGCTCTGTTAAACGCCGCCGTGTTTATGTATCAGTGGTTGACGGTCAGAACTTCCTTGAGAAGCCGCGCCGTATTCCTGGTGAGCACATCCCTCTCATCCCAGTGTATGGCAAGCGCTGGTTCATTGACGACATCGAGCGCGTAGAAGGACACATTGCTAAAGCGATGGACCCACAGCGCCTCTACAACCTTCAGGTTTCGATGCTGGCTGACACAGCAGCACAAGACCCTGGGCAGATACCTATCGTTGGCATGGAGCAGATACGAGGCCTTGAGAAGCATTGGGAGGCTCGTAACAAGAAGCGACCAGCGTTCCTGCCATTGCGTGAAGTGAAGGATAAAGCCGGAAACATCATCGCAGGTGCAACGCCAGCAGGTTACACGCAGCCAGCAGTCATGAATCAGGCTCTGGCGGCGTTACTCCAGCAAACCAGCGCAGACATTCAGGAAGTAACCGGTGGCAGCCAGGCAATGCAGCAGATGCCTAGCAACATTGCTCAGGAAACGGTTAACAACCTGATGAACCGCTCTGACATGGCATCGTTCATCTACCTGGACAACATGGCTAAGAGTCTGAAGCGAGCTGGAGAAGTTTGGCTGTCGATGGCTCGCGAGGTCTACGGATCTGAGCGCGAGGTGCGTGTTGTTAACGAGGATGGAACTGACGATATAGCACTGATGAATGCGCAGGTTATTGACCGTCAGACAGGAGGAGTTGTTGCACTAAATGACTTATCTACTGGACGCTATGATGTCACAGTTGACGTAGGACCAAGCTACACAGCGCGGCGTGATGCCACTGTGTCAGTTCTGACCAACGTCCTTAGCACGATGTTACCAAATGACCCGATGCGCCCTGCTATTCAGGGAATAATCCTGGATAACATTGACGGAGAAGGTCTTGATGACTTCAAAGAGTATAACCGCACGCAGTTGCTGACTTCTGGTATTGCCAAACCCCGCAACGCTAAAGAACAGCAGATTGTTCAGCAGGCACAACAGGCTCAGCAAAGCCAGCAAGACCCTAACGCTCTAATTGCTCAGGCTCAGATCATCGCAGCGCAAGCAGAGCAGCAGAAAGCACAGAACGAAACAGCGCAGACTCAAATCAAGGCATTCACTGCTCAGCAAGATGCAATGGAGAGTCAGGCTAACACCGTCTACAAACTGGCTCAGGCCAAAAACATCAATGATAAGGCAGTCATGGAGGCCATCAGGCTTCTTCAAGACGTCGCCGAGTCACAGCAGCAACAAATCCCTACATCACCACAGCCACCGACAGGCTCACTGTCGAGTTAATCAGGAGTAATCAATGGAAAGCGAACTGATCATCGACGGTCAGGTTATTGACCTGTCTGAAAAACAGGAAACAGCCGAAGAAGTAACCACGGAACAGAAGCAGCCTGAGGAGAAGGTCCAGGCTACTGAAGAAAAAGTGGAGACCGAGAGTGAGCAGACCGAAGAGCAGCCGGAAGAATACTCCCTGCGCGTCGGTGATGAAGAAATCTCGCTGACGGATGAGGATGACGATCACGTTGATGGTCAGCCTGCTCCTCAGTGGGTGAAAGACTTACGAAAGAGTAATCGAGAGAAAGATAAAGAGTTACGGGAGATGCGCCGCAAGCTTGAGGAGATTCAATCCAAGCCTGTCGAAGTGCAGCAACCACAAGCAGACGTCATTCCTCCTAAGCCGACTCTTGAGTCGTGCGAATACGATGAAGAAGCGTTTGAGAAGGCAGTGACTGATTGGCATGAGAAAAAGAGCCGTGTCGAGCAGCAGAAACAACAGCAAGAGCGTCAGCAGCAGGAATACCAACAGAAGTTTCTGCAAAGAGTCGAGGCTCACAAGCAGCGTGCAGCCAAACTCCCGGTCAAAGACTACCAGGAGATGGAGAGCATTGTCCTGAGTGAGCTTAAGCCTATCCAGCAGGAAATCATTATTCATGCAGCAGACGAGGGTTCAGAGCTGATCGCCTATGCGCTCGGTAAGAATCCACAACTACGCCAGCGTGTAGCCGCTGAGACAGACCCAATTCGCGCAGCATTTCTCTTAGGCCAGATTAGCAAGCAAGTAAGCCTTGCACCGAAACCTAAGAAAGCCATCAAACCAGAGCCGGAAGTTCGCGGTGGCGGCGCTGATGCGAAACAAGACGACTTCAACAAACTCTGCCCCGGCGCAAAAATCGAATAAAGGAAACTGCTAAATGGCTACTAACGATCTCAACAGTAACGTCAGTCAAATCGTACTGAAAAAATTCCTGCCTGGTTTCATGTCTGACCTGGTTCTCGCTAAGACCGTCGACCGTCAGTTACTGGCAGGCGAAATCAACTCCAGCACTGGCGATAGCGTAAGCTTCAAACGTCCGCATCAGTTCGCTTCTCTGCGTACTGCTACCGGCGACATCTCTGGTCAGGCAAAGAACAACCTTATTTCAGGTAAGGCAACCGGTAAAGTTGGCAACTACATCACCGTAGCGGTGGAATACGGCCAACTGGAAGAGGCTATTAAGCTGAACCAGTTAGACGAAATCCTTGCTCCTGTTCGTCAGCGCATCGTCACCGACCTGGAGACTGAGCTTGCCAAGTTCATGATGAACAACGGCGCACTGTCACTGGGTAGCCCAAACACCCCAATCAACAAATGGTCAGATGTTGCACAAACAGCATCTTTCCTGAAAGACCTGGGCGTTGAAGAAGGTGAGAACTATGCAGTTATGGACCCATGGTCTGCACAGCGCCTGGCTGATGCTCAATCTGGTCTGCATGCTTCCGATCAACTGGTTCGTACAGCATGGGAACAGGCTCAGATTGCCTCAAACTTCGGCGGTATTCGTGCGCTGATGTCTAATGGCCTGGCGTCACGTACGCAGGGCGCATTCGGCGGCACGCTGACAGTATCTGCTACCCCAACCGTTACCTATAACGCGGTTAAAGACACCTATCAGTTCACCGTTACCCTGGCTGGCGCAACAGCATCTATAACTGGCTTCCTGAAAGCTGGCGATCAGATTAAGTTCACCAACACCTACTGGCTGCAGCAGCAGAGCAAGCAGGCGCTGTATAACGGCTCTACGCCTATTAGCTTCACTGCCACCGTGCTAGCCGATGCTAACTCTACTGCAGGCGGCCTGGTAACTGTAACGCTGTCTGGCGTGCCGATTTATGACACCACCAACCCACAGTACAACGCAGTCAGCCGTGCTGTTACAGCAGGTGATGCAGTTACCGTGGTTGGTACCGCAAGCCAGACCATGAAACCGAACCTGTTCTACAACAAATTCTTCTGCGGCCTCGGCACTATCCCACTGCCAAAACTGAACAGCATCGACTCAGCAGTTGCTACTTACGAAGGCTTCTCTATCCGTGTACACAAATACGCAGATGGTGACGCTAACGTACAGAAAATGCGTTTCGATCTGCTGCCTGCTTATGTGTGCTTCAACCCGCACATGGGCGGCCAGTTCTTCGGCAACCCATAACCACAAGGGGCTTCGGCCCCTTTTTTTTGAGGAGACGATATGGATCGCATGAGCGTATTCCTTACCGCAGATAACGAAGCTGGCTATGTTCAGGCAGTTATCGTAGAGAAAGACTTCCCGATTTACGAAAAGCTCGGCTTTGTTGCATCAGTTGATGACCTGAAGCCAGCAACCAAACGCGGACGTAAGGCGGCAGACAATGGCGACGACTCTAACAAAGGGTGACATCGTACTTTTTGCACTTCGTAAACCGGCTATTGCATCAAATGCCACTCTGACTGATGTAGAACCACAGTCAGTCGAGGACGCCATTCAGGACCTCGAGAATATGATGTACGAGTGGCAGATTAATCCGGGGGATATTGGATATCTTTTCGCTGCTGATAACGTTGAACCAATGCCGGATGATGATTCTGGCCTGCCACGGAAATACATGCAGGCGGTAGGTTATCAGTTGATGCTACGCATCTTGTCTGACTACAACCTTGAACCTTCACCAAGCGTACTAACAAACGCACAGCGCTCTTATGACGCATTGCTGACTGACACTCTGGTCGTTCCATCAATGCGCCGCCGTGGTGACTTTCCTGTTGGGCAGGGTAACAAATATGACGTGTTTACATCTGACCGTTATTATCCAGGCGATCTGCCACCAATCGACGGCGATGTACCAAATCCATAGGTGAGTAAATGCCGATTCAGCAATTGCCGTTAATGAAAGGAGTCGGCAAAGACTTCACCAATGCCGATTACGTTGATTTCCTCCCAGTAAACATGCTGGCAACGCCGAAAGAGGTGCTCAACTCTAACGGCTACATGCGCTCATTCCCTGGCATTAAGAAGCTTCAGGATGTAGCCGGGGTAAGCCGTGGTGCGATGTATAACACGCATGAGAACGCTGTATATCGAGTGTGTGGCACAGAGCTGTATAAGTCTGGTGTATCAATTGGCGATGTAACAGGCAGCGCAAGAGTAAGCATGGCCTGCAGCTATAACAGTCAGGCCATTGGTGCCAACGGCACCATGAAGCTGTTTCGTTATGACGGAACGATAAAGACTCTTGCTAACTGGGATGCTTCAACTGGATACGTTCAGTATGAGCTTGGAAGTCTGCGTGACATGTGCCGAAACAGATCACGCTACATCTGGAGCAAAGACGGTACTGATTCATTCTTCATTACCGACCTTGAAGATGAATCCAAGCCAGACCGTTACGCAGCTGAATACCGGGCAGAAAGTCAGCCTGACGGGATTATTGGCATCGACAATTGGCGTGACTTTGTTGTGTGCTTCGGTACGTCGACGATTGAGTATTTCAACCTGACCGGAAACTCATCTGCAGTCGGCGTTGCAGTCTATCAGTCACAGCCATCCATGATGGTGCAGAAGGGTATTGCTGGAACCTACTGCAAAACGAAATACGCCGATACACACGCAATCATTAGTCACCCGGCAACAGGAGCACCATCGGTATACCTGATTAACTCTGGCGCTGTGCAGCAGATCGCCACCTCAACGGTAGAGAAGATTCTCCAGAGCTACAGTGCTGATGAACTTGCTTCCGCATACATGGAGACGACTCGCTTCGAAGCTCATGAGCTATTGCTTATCCACCTCCCAAGGCATGTTCTGGTCTATGACGGTTCGGTGAATCAGGGCGGCGCTCAGTGGGCAATCCTGAAGACCGGATTATCCGATGATGTGTACAGGTCCGTTGACCTAGTATATGAGGGTAATGCGATAACATGCGGAGATAAGTTTTACCACCGCCTCGGCGTTCTGGACAAGTCAGTTTCGAGTCAGTTTGATGAGCAGCAGGAGCATTTGCTCTACACGCCACTGTTTAAAGCCGATAACGCTCGTGTATTCGACTTCGAGCTTGAATCCAGCACTGGTGTATCACAGTTCGCGGAGCGCATGTTTATCTCAGCAACCACCGACGGGATTAACTACGGTCGAGAGCAGATGATTCCGTGGAACTCCCCATTCCGCTATGACCAGCGAGCTATCTGGAAGCGCCTTGGTCGCATCCGTAAGAACATCGGCTTCAAGATACGCATTATCACCTCATCACCCGTTACGCTTAGTGGGTGCCAGGTAAGGATAGAGTGATGGCAGATGAACCGGTAAAGGTTAACGTGCAGTCCCGCCGCGTTGACTCTTCAATCCTTCCAAATACGTTCAGCCAGCCGTACCGCCTCTACATCATTCAGCAAAACACCGACATGCTCAGCATCGCGAACGCTGCTAACAATGCCGGTGAGCTTGCATATGAGGCTACGGTAAAGAACGAAGAGCAGGACGTTATCCTGGCTGACCACGAGAGCAGGATTTCAGCGTTACGTGTTGAAGTAGACGATCACGAAATACGCATCACTGGAAACACCAACTCAATATCAGCACTTGATTTAAGGGTTACCACCGCTGAAGGGGATATTGTTTCCCTGCAGGCTGATGTGTCCGCACTTCAATCAAGCGTCTCAGCCATCCAGACTGACTACGTATCGAAATCGGCCACAGCAAACCAAGCGGTTCAGTCATCTGGCGGCTCTCTGCTTGTTGGCAACGTAACATCACCAACAGCAGACAAATTGCAGGTGCTTGGCAGTGAAAACGTCTCAGTATCGTACAAAGTTGGAGGGCTTCAGGTAGTTGGGGCCCGTAACACTGGCTGGACTGCATCTACTGGAGCCGCATCTAAAGCTGGTATCAACGGCAGCACCACATACACCGTAAGCGCCACGTACACGCAGTCAGAGGTTCAGGCTATAGCTACAGGTCTGCAGCAGGTCAGGCAGCTTGCTGTGGCCTTACAGACAGCATTAGGAGCAACATCCGGTCACGGGTTGATAAACGCATAATGCACATAAAGCTCATCGATAATCCGGTGAAGCTTGCAGAATTCCTCAACAATCCAGAAAACACAGGAAACATCGTAGACAGTGGAGATAAATACTTCATCAAGCCTGATGCGGTATATCTCGGCATCTACGAAGGCGTTCTTTTGGCTGGCGTTCATGAAGTGCGTAACTTCTGGCACAGCGTAGTTGAATGCCACGCTATATATTCCCCTGGTTTTCGCGGTGAGTATGCCCTCAATGGTCACCGGTTATTCTGCAAATGGCTTCTCGATAACTCCCCATTCCTCAACAGCGTCACGATGGTTCCCGACACCACAAAATATGGCCGCGCATTGATTCGTCTGCTTGGCGCAACACGTATTGGTCATCTCGACGATGCCTATATGAGCAACGGAAAACCTGTCGGAATCACTCTTTATCAATTACCTCGCTCGAAATATGAGGAGCTATTAAATGCTAATTCATCAAATTGCCCATAAGCACCTCAGCAAAGCGGTGTATCAGAAGGGTGGAGACAGCGGTGCCGGAGCGCAGGCCGAGGCAACCAAGAAGGGCGTCGAGTTGCAGCGAGAAATGTGGCAGACGAACATGCAGAACCTTGCGCCGTTTACTCCGCTTGCTCAGCAGTACGTCTCTCAATTGCAAAACCTTTCCTCACTTCAGGGTCAGGGGGCTGCATTAAACCAGTATTACAACTCACAGCAATATAAAGACCTGGCGAATCAGGCTCGTTACCAGAGCCTTAATGCTGCCGAAGCTACTGGCGGGTTAGGTTCTACGGCAACCGGCAATCAGTTAGCAACCATTGCACCTACACTCGGACAAAACTGGCTATCAGGTCAGATGAATAACTATCAGAACCTGGCGAATATTGGTCTCGGTGCACTGACTGGTCAGGCTACGGCAGGGCAGAACTACGCCAATAACGTTGGACAGTTATATCAGCAACAGGCTAATGCTGCAGCGGCAAATTCTAACAGGCCTTCTGGGGTTCAGTCAGCGCTAGGAGGAGCCGCTGCAGGCGCGGCTGCTGGTACAGCTATTATGCCTGGCTGGGGAACAGCAATCGGCGCAGGTGTCGGCGCATTAGCATCTTTATTTTGATGGGGGTTTAACGTGGCTACATGGCAACAAGGAAATGCAGGTGGATTGCTTGCCGGTCTTGGTGCGTCTAACGTTAATGCACCTCAGGCCAGCGATGCTAATACTGCACTGGCATACATCCGCCAGAACAACGAAGACGAGCGGTCAGGCCGAAACAATATAGGCCTGCAGGCATTGCAGGGTATCGGCTCTGTGATGGATATCTACAAACAGCAAGACCAGCAGCAGAGGCAGCAGGAGTTCCAGCAGGCCTACGGTAAGGCCTATGCATCAGGTGATCGCAATGCCATGCGTCAACTGGCTGCACAATATCCTGACCAGGTTGATGCCGTGCGTAATGGAATGAAGTTTGTCGACGAAGACCAGCGCTCTACTGTAGGCAACCTTGCGGCTGCGGCACGTCTAGCAGCAACCTCACCTGAAGCGATGGGCGCATGGCTGCAGAACAATGCAGCAGACTTGCAGCGTGTTGGTCTGGACCCCAAAGAGGTAGCGCAGACCTACCAGCAGAATCCACAGCAGTTTGGTGAGTTTGTTGACCACCTCGGAATGGCTGCGCTTGGTCCCGTTGATTACTTCAATGCGCAGGATAAGATTGTCGGTCAGGCTCTCAACCGTGACAAGCTTAACGAGACAATCCGCAGTAATCAGGCTGGAGAATCACTTACGGCCAGGGGGCAGAACATTACAGCTCGCGGTCAGGATATCTCAGCAGCAACCGCTCGCCGTGGTCAGGACATGGCTATGGATAGAGCCAATGCCAAAACCGTTGGCGGGACTGGCAATCGTCAGGTTCAGCTTGCAGATGGTCGCACCGTTAATGTAGGTGGTAAATTGCACGGTGCTGGTGCTAATGCGTTTTATGAAGGCATTGATGATAACGGCAACATGGTTCGCGTTCCGGCCAGTGCTATTGCTGCACCTCCGACATCTGCAGCCTCTGCGCAGAACTCCGCAATGTCCAAGGACATGAATGCAATTCTAGAGGCGCCGGCCGATAAGCTCAACTTCATGACTGGCATGACAGGTGGAAATGGCACTCCTTCATGGGATGCGGAAGCGCGTAGCAGATGGAGTGGTGGCGAGCAGCGTCAGTTATTCAACGCTACCAAGCGCATTCAGGGCAAGATGCAGAACCAGGGTATTGCTGCAGCTAGGGATATGGGCGCATCAGGTATCAACACGGTTGCCGAAGCTAAGATGTACTTTCAGGGCATGCCTCAGGTCGATTATTCAAGCCCGGAAGCAATGCAGCAGTCTCTCCGCGACATTCAGCAATACACGAACGACTATAACCAGCAATACAGCGTTAATGTAGGTAATGCTGGCGCAAAATCACAGCCGTCTCGACCGGCACAGCAATCTCAACAGCAACCACAGCAAAGCGCAGGCTTCTCTTCACTATGGGGTGACTAATGGCTAAGGCATGGAAAGACGTTATTGCCTCTCAGCAATATCAGGCACTGGCACCAGAGCAGAAAGCACAGGCGCAGGAGCAGTATTTTAATGAAGTAGTTGCTCCGCAGGCTGGAAGTAATGCAGAGCAGGCAAAGCAGGCTTTCTATGCTGCATATCCGGTTCCGACAGCCGAGTCTCAGCAACAAGAACAGCAACCACAGGGAGAAGCTCAGCAACAGCAGGGCGGATTCATGTCTGACCTTGGGAATGCTGCTGCTGAAACTGGACGAGGCCTGCTTCAGGCTGGAGTTAACGTTGCCAACATTCCTGCATCTATGGCCGATGCTGTGGCGAGCGCCGGAGCGTGGGCTGGTAATAAGCTTGGATTGGGAGATGGAACATACCAGCCAGCGCCACGCGTAACAACTGAAGGTCTGGCACAGGATTTAGGTCTTCAGCAGGGTGCGCTAACCCCTCAGACTACAGAGGGTAAAATCTTTGCCGAAGCAATCCCCTATCTCGCACCAGTAGGAGTAGGCGGCGGTGCTTCTAAAGCGGCGGCATTAGCTGAGCGTTTGGCTCCTCAGGTATTAGGCAGTGGCGCAAGGGTTGCATCATCTATTCCTGCTGGAATTTCAGGAAGAGTAGCTCAAGGGGCATCTCGGTTGCTGGCAGAAAATACCGCTGGTTCTCTGGCCGCAAATAGCGAACAGGATGACGCATCAGCTCTGGCTACTGACCTGGGAACTGGCGTTGTATTGGGTGGTGCTATTAATCAGATTGGACGGGCTGCAGGAGCGGCATATCGCGGAGTGGCGGGTGCCATTTCTCCTGAGGCTCAACAAGCGATCCGGTTCGCTAACTCTGCGGATGTTCCGCTACATACCACTGACGTATTGCAGCCTAAGTCACGTGTCGGACGCATGGCGCAAACCACTGCAGAAAATATTCCATTCGCTGGAACTAGCACTATGCGAGCAAATCAGCAGAATGCGCGCAGTCAGTTGGTAGATGAGTTTGCATCTCGCTTTGGTGAATACGACCCTTCAATTGTGGTAGGGAGTCTCAAATCAAAAGCATCTGGCATCAAACGCGCGGCCGGAAACAGATTGGAGCGACTACAAGAGGCGATGACAGGGGTAAATATCCAGCCATCAAGAGCTATACAACAAATAGATACTGAAATATCTGATCTGCAGAAGCTTGGCAATGTTTCAGATAACGACACCATCTCAAAACTTCAGGCTTATCGCGACGAGCTAACAAGGAACTCAAGCGCAAATGGGCCAATGATTATGGACTTCCAGCAGTTAAGTGGGCTTAGAAGTCAGTTTAGGCAAGATGTTAAAGGTGAGAGAACAATCCTACCAAATCGCTCAGAGGCTGCAGTAAATCGCGTCTATAACGCTATGACTGGTGATATAGATAACGCCATTGGCAAAAGTCTTGGCAATGATACTCTTCGCCGGTACAAACAAGCCAATGCGATTTACGCCAATGAAGCTAATAAGTTGCAGAATACACGTCTAAAGAACGTGATCATGAAAGGAGACCTGACACCAGAAGTCGTAAACAACATGCTTTTCAGCAAGAACAAATCTGAAGTTCAGAACCTCTACAACTCAGTAGGTCAGATTGGTCGTGCTCAGATGCGTAATGGAATCATCGGCAAGGCAATGGAGAAATCAGGCGGATCGCCAGACCAGTTTTTGCGGCAGGTTAATCTTATGTCTAACCAGACAGGGATTGCTTTCAAAGGTCGTGATGCTGCGTATCTGAAAGGGCTGAAGAACTATCTTGAGTCAACGAAGAGAGCTGGGCAGGCGGGAGTAACAACGCCAACCGGTCAGCAGGCCATCCCATTCATTATGGGCATTGGCACTGTAACGAATCCGGCTTTGATTGGCGTTGGTGGCGGGTACGGATTGCTTGCAAGGATGTATGAGAGCGAACCGGCACGCAATGCGATGCTTCGCCTGGCAAATACCCCGAGAGGCTCCACCGCCTTTGAGAAAGCGTTATCTGATGTTGAGCGAGTAGTTAACTCATTCGCTCAGGGCGCGAAATCTGAGGCATTAAGTGAATAGGGCGACGCCTACACAGATGCCGAAGATTAAGAAAGCAAAATTCAACCAGTCTCGTTCCATAAATCCTCCATTCTTTTAATCAATTATAACCGACCTTAACGCAACGCTGCGCAAGTTTTAGCTTGTGCGGCTTTGCTGCGCCCGGAGCACAGTAAATGTCAGATATTACGGCCAATGTGGTTATTGGAATGCCTAGCCAGCTATTTACTCTGGCGCGTTCATTCAAAGCAGTAGCAAACGGTAGCATCTATATTGGTCAGATTGACACTGACCCTACCATCCCATCAAATCAGATTCAGGTCTATCTTGAAAACGAGGATGGCGACCACGTTCCTGTATCTCAGCCAATCTCAATCAACGCCGGCGGCTTCCCGGTATACAGCGGTCAGGTATCTAAGTTTGTCACCGTGCAGGGCCATTCTATGGCTGTGTACGATGCCTATGGTGTGCAGCAGTTCTACTACCCAAACGTTCTCAAATACGACCCCGACCAACTAAGAGTTGAACTTGAAACGAAAGGCATCAACATCATCAAGAATGGTGTAAAAAGCGTACCATTCTTCGCAGATTTGAAGAACGGAAGTCATGGGATAGTCGATGCGATCATGACAATCGAGCATCACTCCGGTGGGCTTGGAGGTGCCAGCTATCGTCGCAGTGGAACTACTGGAATTCCGTCATCTGGCAATGAAACCCTGGTTTATGATGCCGATGGCGTTGGCTGGAAGATGGTCAAGCAACCGATTCACAGTGTAAGGACATTCGGAGCTTTAGGTAATGGAGTGGATGATCTTGCAGCTTTGACTATGGGCTCCAATTTCATC